TCAATGACGCAAGGGAGCCGCTGGATGGCCTGAGCGCCGACGCGCAAGTGCTGCGCGCCGCGCTACTGGATCGGCTGGAGGCCGTGTTGCATTACCTGTTTCCCCGGGGGCGAATCCGGGGCGGCAAGTTTTACGTGGGGGACGTCGAGGGCTCGCCGGGCAAGAGCCTGGTGGTCGAGCTCGACGGACCCCGGCGGGGCCTGTGGAAGGACTTCTCCAACGACGACGGGGGCGACGTTTTGGACATCTGGGCGATGTCGCGCGGGCTCTCCACCTTGCATGACTTCCCGGCGGTGCTCAATGAGGTTCGCCAGTGGCTCGGGTTCGCGCCACCTGTCTCACACCTGGCTCGTCGTGAAGCTCGCCATGAACCTGGCGTCGACGATTTGGGGCCGCATACTGCCAAGTGGGACTACGTCACGCCAGCAGGCGAACTCGTGGCCTGCGTTTACCGTTACGACCCTCCCACCGGCAAGGAGTACCGCCCGTGGGATGTTCGCGCCCGGATGTGGCGTGCACCGGATCCTCGCCCGCTGTACAACTTGCAGCAGGTGGCGAGCGCCCGCACAGTCGTTCTGGTCGAAGGCGAGAAGTGTGCCGATGCGTTGATTGGTTTGGGTGTAGTCGCCACGACGGCCATGAACGGCGCAAAGGCGCCGATCGATAAAACTGACTGGACGCCGCTGAAGGCCAAGGAGGTGTTGATCTGGCCCGACCGGGATGCCCCGGGCTGGGACTATGCAGAGCACGCAGCAGGCGCTTGTGCAATGGCCGCGGCCGCATCCGTTGCGATCCTGGTGCCCCCGCCCGACAAGAGATCCAAGTGGGATGCCGCCGATGGAGTCGCGGAGGGCTTTGACTGCGCGGGGTTCATTGCGCAAGCTGAGCGCCGCATCGTGAAGGCGCCAGCGCCCAGGCTGCCAAGCTTTACGCTGGGTCAGTTGCTGGACGACGATTCGCCGCTGCCCGACGACCTGATCGCACCCAGGGTGCTGACCCCCGGTGGGTTGACGGTCTTTGGGGGTGCGCCCAAGGTGGGCAAGAGCGACCTCCTGCTGGCGTTGCTCACCCACATGGCCGCGGGCCTTTCGTTTCTGGGCATGACCCCACCACGGCCCCTGCGTGTGTTTTATCTGCAGGCCGAAGTGCAGTACCACTACCTGCGCGAGCGGGCCAAGCAGGTCCGGCTGCCAGCCCACGGGCTTGAGCTGGCGCGCATCAACTTTATTGCCACACCTCAGCTTCGCCTGGTTCTGGATGACGCTGGTCTGAAGCAGATCATTCCGGCGATGCTTGATGCCTTCGACGGCCATCCGCCCGACATCATTGTCATTGACCCGATCCGAAATGTGTTCGACGGGGGAGATGCCGGTGGCGAGAACGACAACGGCGCGATGATGTTCTTCCTTTCGCAGCGCGTGGATCCGATCCGCCAGGCGGTCAACCCCGATGCGGGCGTGATCCTCGCCCATCACACCAGGAAGCTCAACAAAAAGCAGTTCGAGGAAGACCCGTTCCAGGCGCTGGCCGGCGCCAGCAGCCTGCGCGGTTTCTATACCACCGGCGTCATGTTGGACCGCCCCAACGAGCTCAGCACCATTCGGCGCCTGACCTTCGAGTTGCGCAATGGACCGGCCATCTCGCAAAAGAGTGTCGACAAAATCGACGGCGAGTGGCGCGAGCTGGATGCAAATAACCGCCTGGTGCTCAAGGACTATGGCGAAAGGCTCGATGCGGAGCGCCGGCGCAAGCGTGACGCCATCTTGGAGATCCTGTTTGATCAGGCCGCACAAGGGCGTTGCTACACCGCCAACCAGTTCGCCGAGGCCTTTGAGGGCAAGGCTGGCCTGGGCGGCGATCGCACGATCCGTGCGCGCATCTCGGCCCTGGCCACGCAGGGCTATATCAAGTTCTTTCGCGACGCAGCGCAGTACGGGCTGCCCGCGGTTGGACGCAACAAGTTCGGCTACCTGTGCGTCGAGGACATGGTGCTGAGCCTGCCCTTCGATGCGCCAGATCCGGCCACCGGCGAGGTGCTGATCCGGCACTTCACGGTGCTGCCGACCCACTTTAAATGCCCACATTCCGGCGCGGCCATGCCCGTGGAGCGAGCGGACGTGTGGGTCTACCAAGATGACATCAATGACAAGGAGGCTCCCCTATGAACCCGCATCTGTACACGTCAAATCCAGTTGGCAAAAGTGTTGCCAACTGGAGCCCCGGTTTTGCCAACTGGACTCAGTTGGAAGAAGTCTGCCAACTGGATTCCCATATGAATCAACAACTTAGGTTCAGTTGGCAGTTGGCAACAAAAAACCGTTTTGCCAACTTGCCAACTGAGCTAAGTCCTTGTTTTTATTCATATTTCACCCAAAATCCAGTTGGAAACAAACCCCCCTCCTACTACGTAGGAAAGGGAACTAAGGTTCCCTCTGACCTACGTAGGATGGCTGATGCCGTCGTCGATACCGGTGTCGATGTAGGTGTATATGTGGGTGGCGTTGGTGATGACATGGCGCCAACCCGGTGTCTCGTGTTACTGGCGATTGACTTGGGAACCACCACGGGCTGGGCACTGCGCCCGAGGGACGGCCAGATCGCCCACGGCTACCTGCGTGCGTTTTTCGGCGTTGGTGAGCGCCGTGTGCCGGTTGGCTCGGTTCGCCGCCAACTCTCTCGCACCGAACGCATATTGCGTGCGGTCGGTGGCAACGCCGACCGGGCACACAAGGCGTGGCTCTCCTACGAGGCGCACGCACTGCCGGTGATGGAGAGCGCGTCGGCGCTGACGTCAGCCAAGATCGATCTGCTTCCCCATCAGGTGGTGCTGACGCACCGCATTGCCACCGCGTCGCCCCGACGCTACCTCATCGCCGACGAGGTCGGGCTGGGTAAGACCATCGAGACGGCACTCATTCTTCGGGAGCTGGCCAGCCGGGGCGAACTGACCCGGGCGCTGATGGTGGTGCCTGCGGGTCTGGTGAACAACTGGCACCGCGAGCTGAACGAAGTGTTCAACCTCGACTTCGAGGTGTTCGGCTCCGAGGGCGACATCACTGACCGCAAGACCAACGCCTTCGCCAAGCACGACCGACTGATTGCCAGCATCGACACCCTGAAGCGCCCGGCGCGCATCAAGCGCCTGCTGGATGCACCGCGTTGGGATCTGGTGGTGTTCGACGAAGCGCATCACCTCACGGCATACCGCAATGGCGGCAAGGTCAGGAAGACCGAGAACTACAAGCTGGCTGAAGCGCTGAAAGACCATTCCCGCGACCTGATGCTGCTCTCGGCGACGCCTCACCAGGGCAATCACTTCCAGTTCTGGATGCTGGCGCAACTGCTGAACCCGACGCTATTCGGCAGCCCCGAGGAAATGCTGGAACACCGGCACCGCTTGAACACGGTGATGTTCCGTCGCACGAAGGCGGACGCCTGTCAGCCGGATGGTTCGCCGCTGTTTGCACGACGCTGGGTGCATACCGAGTCCTTCCTGATGGGCCCGGAGGAGCGCCTCTTCTACGAGAAGCTGCGCGAGTACCTGGAGGACGGCTTCGACCTTGCGCGTCGCCAGGGCGGCCAGGGGCGTGCCCTCGGCTTCTTGATGGCCATCTTCCAGAAGATTGCTGCGTCGAGCTTCGCCGCCGTGCGGCGCACCATGAAACGCCGTCTGCTGATGTTGACGCTGCACGAGGCATTCCTGCGGGATAAAGACCTGGACATCGAGGGGCGTGAGCGGCTGACCGATGAAGCCCGCGAGCTGATCCATGAAGAATTCAACCTCGCACGCGACAGCATCGGCCGGAGCGAGGTGGACCGTGTGCTGGCCGATCTCAAGTATCGACTGGTCAAGAAGCTGGACGAGGAAGCGCTGGAACTGGCCTCCGACCCTTATGGCAGCGAATATGGAGCTGCCCACGCTGAAGAAGCCGCATCGGCTGTCGTGGAACTGCATCTACCCGAAGAACGGCTGCGCATTGGCGATCTACTCAAGGTCTTCCCGCAGCAGCGCGAGACCAAGGCGCAGAAGCTGCTCGACGGCCTGGGCATCCTATGGCGGCAGAACCCGAGCGAAAAAATCGTCGTGTTTGCCACCTACCTCGGCACTGTGGACTTGATTGCGAGGGAGATCGACCAGACATTCCCCGGCCAGGGCGTGGCGGTGCTGCGTGGTGGTGATCACGGTGCCAAGGTTGCAGCCGAGCGCCGCTTCCGGCAGAAGGATGGCCCGCGCGTGCTGGTTTGTACGGCGGCTGGGCGTGAAGGCATCAACCTGCAGTTCGCGCGCATCCTGTTCAACTTCGACTTGCCGTGGAACCCGATGGACGTGGAGCAGCGCATCGGCCGCATCCACCGCTACGGACAGAACCACACGGCACAGGTCTACAACCTTGTGCTGTCCGACACCATCGAAGGCCGCATCTTCCTGATGCTGGACGAGAAGCTGGTGGAAATCGCCAAGACGGTCGGCAAGGTCGATGATCAAGGCAACGTCGCCGAAGACCTGCGTGCACAGATTCTTGGCCAACTCTCCGA